GAATGAATGCATGGGCGGATATTAATGAGCTTTACACACTTACATGTTCACAGCTATTACAGCTTAATGGACGGACTAAACTCACCTAAAGAGCTATGTCAGGCTGCATTAGATGCTGGACAGACGGCAATTGCAATTACAGATCATGGTACACTATCATCACACCGTGATATGCAAATAGCTGCCAAAGAGCTGGGCATTAAGCCTATCCTTGGAGTAGAGGCATACATATCACCAACAGATAGGTTTGATAGATCGTCTAAGACTGACAAGTCTATCCAAGCCTACAATCATATTATTTTGCTAGCAAAAAATAAAAAGGGCTTAGAGAATATTAATATCCTGCAGGAGATTGCGTGGAATGAAGGATTCTATCATAAGCCAAGAATTGATAGGGAGGTGCTTAAGGAATATGCAGAAGGCATTATTGTACTCTCTGGATGTCTTAATGGTCTCATTGCTAAGGCTATCGAAAAGAATGAGTTCGATTCAGCTAAAGACATTCTCAAAGATTTTAAACAAACTTTCGGCGAAGATTTTTATGTTGAGGTTCAATCTCACAATCCAAAAGAGATAAATGAAAAGCTGCTTGAGCTTGCAGATGAACTCAAGATTAAACCAGTTGCTACTGGAGATGCACACTTTGCAAAAGGTGAGGATAAAGTACTAGAAGAAGCAATGCTTATTCTATCCACATCGCCAAAGGCTGACAAAGATTCTGACTTCGAGATGTCACGAAACATGAATGACATGCTTGAGAGATTTAATTACTTGTATCCAGATAGAAGAATTTCTTTTCAAGATATGAATTTGTTTATTCAGACAAGATCAGAGATTGAGTCTGACTTTGTAGAGTCTGGAATTAAAAGAACAGACATCTATACAAATACAATGGAGATTGCTGATAAGGTTGGCGAGTATGATTTTAGCCAAAACCTTGACCTGCTCCCAGTTCCAAAAACAAATGCAGACAAAAAGCTAAGGCAGCTTGCTGAAGAAGGAATTAAAAAGCTTGGACTTACGACACAAGAGTATATGGATAGGCTTGACGAAGAGCTTGGTGTGATTGCGTCAAAGAATTTTGCGTCTTACTTTCTTGTAGTTGGAGATATGATTAACTGGGCTAAAGAAAATGATATTCGTGTAGGTCCAGGTCGTGGTTCTGCTGCTGGATCTTTAGTGTGCTATGCATTAGGTATCACTGACGTAGACCCAATTAAATATAATCTTTTGTTCTTTAGATTTATTAATCCAGAACGAAATGACTTTCCAGATATCGATACTGACTTTGAAGACCGTCGTCGCAAAGAGGTTAAAGATTATCTAAAGAAGAAGTTCAAACACGTCGCCTCAATTTCAACTTATACTTACTTTAAGGATAAGGGTGTCATTAGAGATGCTGCACGTGTATTCATGGTTCCATTGCAAGAGGTTAATCGTGCATTAAAGCCAGTAGATACATTTGAAGACTTTGTAGAATCCCCAAATACAAAAGAGTTTAGAGCGAAGTATCCAGAAGTTCTTTGGCTTGCAGAAAGACTTCGTGGAAGAATTAGATCTGTTGGAGTGCATGCTGCTGGTGTTGTTGTAGCAAAAGATGACATTAGAAAGTTTGCTCCAGTTGAATCTAGAGAAGACTCTCAGGATAAAGTGTCAGGAAGAATTCCAGTAGTTGCCTACGACATGGATACTGTTGCAGACATTGGACTTATCAAGCTGGATGCGCTTGGACTTAAGACCTTGTCCGTTATATCCGATACACTAAAATCAATTAAGGAAAGGCACGGCAAGGAAATTAACTTGTCATCTTTGCCATTCGATGATTCAAAGGTATACAAGATGTTGAGCGAAGGATACACCAAGGGTGTATTTCAGGCAGAAGCAACACCATATACAAACCTTTTGATTAAGATGGGTGTCGATAAGTTTGAAGATCTTGCCGCCTCTAACGCCCTTGTAAGACCAGGAGCCATGAAGACTGTGGGTGATGACTACATTAAGCGTAAGCATGGAGACCAGTCGGTTAGCTACACCCACCCAATCATGCAGCCTTTTACAGAAAACACTTATGGTGTTATTATATATCAGGAACAGGTTATGCAAGCATGCGTACACTTGGGAGGGATGTCTTGGTCTGAAGCTGACAAGGTTCGCAAGATTATTGGTAAAAAGAAAGATGCAAAAGAGTTCGACCAGTTCAAGGATAAGTTTGTTGATGGGGCTTCAAAGCACATTACTAAGAAGCAAGCCGAAACGCTCTGGCACATGTTTGAAGCTCATGCAGGTTATTCTTTTAACCGCTCTCACGCTGTTGCTTACTCCATGCTTTCTTATTATACTGCTTGGCTCAAGACTTATTACCCTCTTGAATTTATGTTTTCAATTCTTAAGAATGAAAATGATAAGGACGCAAGAACAGAGTATTTAATCGAGGCTAAAAGACTTGGGCTAAAGGTTCTACTCCCACACATTAATGAGTCTCAGATGTACTTCTCTTTGCAAGATAATGCAATTCGATTTGGACTTGCAGAAGTAAAATATATATCTGATAGTATAGCCAATAAAATTATGGAGTTAAGGCCGTACCCAAGCTATTCTGATTTTGTTACCAAGGCTTCTAAAAAAGGCAGTGGGATTAATAGTCGTGCCGTTGCATCACTTAATGCTATTGGTGCTGCAGCTTTTGGGGACAACCCAAGACTTGGAAATGAAAAAGATAACTACTACGAGTACCTTGGAATCCCAACGTTCAATCTGTATGGCTTGCCTCCAAAGGTAAAGGCTCAGGCTAGACCAATTGAAGACTTTGATGACCTTGGATCGTTTGTTATGTTTGGAATGGTCAAGTCAATCAAACGAGGCACTGGCTGGTCTAGAGTCGAGCTTGTAGATGAAACTGGGTCTATCGGTTTGTTTGATAGTGAAGATACCAGCATTGAAGTAGGCCAGATGTACTTTATGATCGTAGGTGACAATCGAATCGCAAGCTTTGTGGCTGTAAAAGATATTGATGAGAAGTCTGAAAACTTATTTGTAAATTACTTGTTTAGGTCTGGCTATAATCTAAATGAAGATGAATATGTTGTTCTTAAGTTTACGCCATACAAAACAAAAGCTGGAAAGATGATGAGCCACATCATACTAACAAATAAAGATAAAGAATTAACCAGAGCAATCGTGTTCCCAACTATGTATAAGATGTCCCTGGCTAAGATGAGAGATGGAATGAAGTGTAATGTTGTATTGTCCACGCTGGATGATGGAACTAAAATGGTAAAGGAAATAAAATGAGTGATCAAACACCAGCAGATATTTTTGCTGACATGAGTGTTTCTAAAGTATTGATTTCAGTACTAGAAACAGTTGGAGAAGTTAAGGTTCCAACAAGTGTTTTTGTAGAGTCAAGCGGAGAAGACAAAGAGCTTCAGGTTGATTATAATGAAGACGATAAGTCTTTTGTATTTAAACTAAAGGACCGTGAGGTGTCAAATGATAACTAGTAGTTCAATCCCTAGCTCAGAAAACGGATCTGTTTCTTTAGTTACAGATTATGGGTTAGATGCTCTAGCTGCAATCCTGCATGAGACAGCAATTGAAAAGGGGTTCTGGGATGGTCCAAAAAACCACGATAAATTTGGTAATAAACTTGCTCTCGTACATTCGGAAGTTACTGAGGTTCTTGAGGCTATCCGCAAAAATAAGGGGTCTGAGGAAGTTGTAGAGGAAATGGCTGATGTTTTAATTAGACTATTGGATCTTTATGCAGCAATGCGTAATGGAGGATTTATTACACACAGCTTAGACGAACAATTGTTTAAGAAAATGCAAATAAATAATAATAGACAGCACCTTCACGGCAACTTGTTTTAATGCTATACTATAAGAAAGAGAGAGACTAATGACTGTAACAATAGATAAAATTTTAGCTGGGCTAGATCCTAAAACAAGAGCAAGAGTGCAAGCTGCACAAGACGTAAAAGTTGAAAAACAAATCACGCCAAGTATTGGTTTAAACATGGCGCTAAAGGGTGGCCTTGGATACGGAAGACAGGTTCTTGTGTGGGGAAATAAATCCGCTGGAAAGTCTTCGTTTTGCTTGCAGATGATTGCCCTAGCACAAAAAGAGGGCAAGACATGTGCTTGGATTGATGCAGAAGCATCCTATGATCAGTCATGGGCTGAGGCATTAGGAGTAGATTCTTCTTCCCTTATCTACTCGCCTGCAAAGACTGTTAATGATATGGTTGACGTTGCAACAAAACTTATGGATGCAGGTGTAGATATCATTGTTGTAGATTCTATCTCAGCTCTTTTACCAGCAATCTATTTTGAAAAAGATGGAAATGAAATGAAAGATTTGCAGGATACAAAGCAAATCGGCGCAGAAGCAAAGGATATGACTCACGCAGTCAAGATGTTAAACTATGCAAACAAAAATACACTACTGGTTCTCATCTCACAGCAGAGAAATCAATTTGGATCTATGCATGCTTCCCATATCCCAACAGGGGGAATGGCGGTCAAGTTCTTTTCTTCAACAGTCATTAAGCTTTGGTCGTCAGAGGCTGAAGCAAATGCTATTAAGTCTGGCATTGCGGTTGGTGACAAGATCATTGAACAAAGAGTTGGCAGACCAGTCAATTGGATTATTGATTACAACAAACTCGGCCCCCCTAATCTTTCAGGACAATACGATTTCTACTACCAGGGAGACAAGCTAGGCGTTGATCGTGTTGGCGAAACTCTAGATGTTGCAGAAATGTTTGGTGTTGTTGAAAAGGGTGGAGCTTGGTATACAGTAAATGGTGAGCGCCTACAAGGAAGAGCCAAAGCCGTTGCCTATCTTAAAGAAAACCCAGAGGTAGTTGATCAACTCGTAGAGGAGATTAATGCCAAATCTTAAAGATATTTTTAAAGAGGAGCCGAAGCAAATCAATTCTACATTTGAAGAGCTTCCTGGTTTAAGGCCATGCTCTAAGTGTGAGTTGGATGTAGATGGTGGGTTGTGGGATCCTGTAAGTCTTGTTATGAAATGGACATGTTCAAGCGGACACGAGACTGTACATAAGGTAGGATAATGTCAGAAAGATCTGAAGTTAAAAGAGATGGAGCTAAGGCCCAAAAGAATAGTGGACGTGGTGATTACCAAAAAGGTGATGCACAATGGAAACAGTTCTTGGTAGATTATAAAGAGGCGTCATCTTCTTTTACTTTAAATAAAACAGTATGGTCTAAGATATGTACTGATACATTTAAGGTAAATAGAGATATGCATCCAGCATTAAAAATTATTATAGGAACAGATTCTAAGGTTCGTCTTGGAATTATTGAGTGGGCAGTTTTAGAAGAGCTGATCCAGTTTTGGGAGGACAATCAATGATGCAGTTTATTTGGGGAGTCTTACTAGGCTTTTCTCTTGGTTATCCATTTGGCCTATGGGCTGTAGGATATAAGCCAAAGGATAAGAATAATGACTGAAAATAAATCAGAGTCAAAGAATACTCTTGAGCTAATTAGCGACATTACAGAGTTTAATGATCTGCATGAGTTCATGAATGATGAGCACCTAGACAAAGCCTTAGCTATTGTCGTTAAGCTTCTGATGAACCCAGATGTGCCTTCAGCGAAGGCACCAATGCTTATTATGGAGCTACAGGCTATGTCAACCAAGTTTGCAGTTATGTCCTCAGTCTACTCTACAATTGCAAAAGATAAAGCAGGTACTGTAAACAATAATAAAAAGAATGTTTACTACTCAGTTAAAGAGTCCATTGATAAGCTAGTAGATGCACTTAAGTATGTGGTTAGGTATAACTCGTGATGAATTGGATACAAGCAACACTTATAATTGGCCCAGCAGTTGTATTGCTAATTGCTTTTTGGTCTGATATAAAATGATTATGTGGTTAGTTAATCGTATATTTAGATGGGACACATTAAGGAAAGCAGTCTTTGATGAAGTCAATCTTTATCAGTCTATAACTAAACGCATATGGGAATATGAGAATGAAGGCCCAACGAATTTAACTTGGTCTGAAGGCGACAGATGGTATGGATGGACGTATAATAATACAACAAAGCGTTATTATTTTGATGACATTGGAAACGAATCTCTTATGGGTTTATGGGAAGACCAGTGGGCTAGAGAGGAAAGCAATGGCTAGAGATATAGTAAAGAATCTTAAATTTAAAAAACATACTGGAAAGTTTTTTGATCCAGAAAGATTTGCAAGTCTTTTAGATGAGGCATACAGAAATACAAAACGTGCAGATGGAGAGATGACAAAGAAGTCATTTAGCCCTAGTACGCTTGGTTACGGCCATGGAAACTGCCCAAGGTACTGGTACATGGCTTTTAGCGGTGCAGTATTTATTGATAATAATGATGCTGTAGCAGTTGCTAATATGGCTCAGGGTACACAGGCACACGAGCGACTACAAAAGCTAATTGCTACAATGCCAGAGTTTGTTCGTGAAGAAGAAGAGATCATCAACGAATATCCACCTATCCGTGGTTTTATTGACTTGATCATGGAGTATGATGGTGAAACTGTAATTGGTGAAATCAAGACGGCAAAGCAAGAGGTATGGGATACTAGGCAGTCAGAGATGAAGTCGTCCCCAAACCATATGCTACAGCTCCTTACATACATGAAATTAAAGAATGCTAAAGAAGGGTTCTTCCTGTATGAAAATAAAAACACGCAGGAGGTCCTAGTCATACCAATCTCAATGAATGAGAAGAACAAAAAGATAATTGATGACACTTTCATCTGGCTTCAAGAGGTATGGGATAACTTTAACAATGGAGACCTTCCCATGCGACCAGCAGGTTCAACTAAATCTAAAATGCCATGCACCTACTGTCCAATTAAAAAAGAATGTTACGATAAGGCAACCCCAGTTGGTACTGTCCAAATAGAGTTGTTTGAGGTGCCAAAGCTATGATATGCTCAAACAAAGAGTGTGGGATTGAGTTTAATGCAAAGACCCATAATCAAAAATATTGTTCTGATGAGTGTTGCCGTGTGGCAACAAACAAAAGAATTATGGAGAAGTATTACGAAAAGAAGGCAATAAAAAACGGGGCACTCAGGGTATGCAAAAGCTGTAAGTCACAACTAAGTAGATATAATCAAGGCGAAATGTGTGCTTCATGCGAGAAGTCGGTAAAGACTAAGTCTAGGGACATGATAATGGAAATATTAAATGAAATTAAGTGATCTTGTTAAGACTAAGGCTCACCGTGTTTTAGGAATAGATGCCTCAACAAACTCTATTGCATTCTGTTTAATGGAGGATAATGTTCCAATTAAATGGGGCAAAATAGATCTATCTGGGTCGGATATATATGAAAAAATATATGACGCTAAGGTAAGAATGCATGCAATGCTAGATGAATTAAAATCTGACTATATAGTTGTAGAGGGCGCAGTACTTGTTAGGTCACCTGATGCTGTGATAAAATTGTCTTATGTATATGGAGTTGTTATTGCTGAACTTATGTCTACTGGGGCTAATGTTATTACTATTAGCCCTACCGCTTGGCAGGCGTATATTGGCAACAAAAATCCTACGAAAGATGAAAAGTCTGCTATAAGACTTGCTAACCCAGGCTACGCAGACTCTTGGTACAAGAATCAATTAAGAAATATGAGAAAGCAAAGAACTGCTGATTACTTTAATAGAAAGTATAATTTAAATGTGGTGGATTTTGATGTTGCAGATAGCTTTGGTATTGCACATTATGGAAACGAAGTACTGACTGATAGAAAATGATTTACTCTCCAGATCATAATTTTTTGTTATTAAAAAATATAAAAGTAGGTGGCACCTCTATGGAGGTTGAGCTGTCTCAGGTGCTTCCTGAAAATGCAGTGGTTACACCAATCAAGCCAAAAAATGAAAGCCATGTTCCTAGGAACTATGATAAGTTTATTAATCATACATCAATACAGGAATTTAGATCTATTGTAAATGATGATAATGTTATGTCTTATGTATTTGTTAGAAACCCATACGACGTTGTGCTGTCAAGATTTTTCCATATATTAAATGTTTTGGATTTAGTTTGGGAAGACATGAGCGCAGATAAAAAGAGTATGTATCTTGACTTACATTTTAATGGCAAAGTAGGCTGGTGGTCTATGCAGACAAGCACAAAGTACTTGTATTTATCCAGCAGTAATGATATATTAGTCAATAAGATATTTAGGTATGAGGATGGAACTAAAGAGCAAATTAATCCAGTTCTTTTGTCTCACGGAATACCTGAAATAAGCATGACAACCTATGAAAAAAAATATCGTCCAGAAAGCATTAAGCCTTCAGATGTATTTTTAAAAGAACATTTTGATAAAATTGAATCAGAATGGTTCTGGGAAATAGAAAAATTTGGGTACTCAAGGTGAAGTATTACCAAAGTAAAGAGTGGCTTTACAGAAGATATGTAGTACAAAGAAAAAACATTACAGAAATAGCTAAAGAATGCGGAGTCTCTGCTATGACCATACAGAGATATTTAGAGAAGTTTGAATTGATGAGGAAAAGATAATGGCGGGATACCCAAATAAAGATGGCGGATACCAGGCGTGGATAACAGACCTACAACTAATTGCAACAGATGCTCCTTCTGGACAAAAAATTATTGCTGAATGTCTTGATATTGCAGAGATGCTAATCAAGAAAAATATATCATATGGCGATTCGGCACTGAGCCCAATACGTATATTTTCACAAGCGGATAATCAAGAGCAGATCAAAATCCGTATTGATGATAAGATTAATAGAATTAAAAATGGTTCAGGCTTTGCTGGAGACAATGATATAGACGATATGATTGGCTATTTAATCTTACTTAAGATAGCAAAGCGACTTGCAATTTCAGTCAACTAGAAGTATAATCTATATATGGCAGAAATAGAATTAGCAGAGCGCTATGACCGAATGAACATGGTCGTAGAAGAGCTTCTAAAGGGCAGTACACCGACACAGATAGCAACCTCTACTGGAATGAAGAGGGCAGATGTTGTCACCCTTATAGAGGAGTGGAAGTCCATAGTCCATAATGACAGTAGCTCAAGGGACAGGGCAAAAGAGGCTATCTCTGGGGCAGATCAACACTATGCCATGCTTATTAAAGAGGCGTGGAAGACTGTAGAAGACGCAGATACACAAGGGGCATTGGCTGTAAAGTCTGGAGCCCTAAAGCTAATTGCTGATATAGAAACGAAAAGAATAGCAATGCTGCAGTCTGTAGGCATATTAGAAAATACAGAGATAGCGGCGCAGATTGCTGAGACAGAAAAGAAGCAAGAGATTTTGGTTAGCATATTAAAGGAAGTTACTTCCTCTTGTCCAAAGTGCAAGATGGATGTTGCAAAGCGTCTTTCTCAAATCACTGGCGTTGTAGAGGCTGTAGTCATAGAGGAATCTAGTGTCATTTGATTTTTCTGATCTTATTGATATTCTAGATGGCGAAGAGTTTGAAGAGAAGCCAGTAGATTTAAGAGAGTTTGTAACCAGCCCTAAGTATCTTGGCTTGCCCCCACTATCAGAATTACAGTATGAGTTAATTGAAAAGTCATCTCAAATTTATAAAGAGTCTACACTTATTAAACTTTATGGCGAAGAAGAAGGCAAGAAAAGATTTAAACAAACTTGTAACGAAGTAATTGCACAGCTTGGTAAGGGCTCTGGTAAAGACTACTCCTCAACAATATCTGTTGCTTATATGGTTTATCTTTTGTTATGCCTTAAGGATCCAGCAACGTATTACGGAAAACCGCCAGGGGACTCCATTGATATTCTTAACATCGCTATTAACGCACAGCAGGCCTCTAACGTCTTCTTTAAAGGCTTTATAACACGTATTGAAAGGTCTCCTTGGTTTGCTGGTAAATATGACCAAAAGGCCTCAGAGATGAAGTTTGATAAAGCAATTACAGTTCACTCAGGTCACTCTCAGAGAGAGGCTTGGGAAGGATACAATGTTATTACTGTTATTCTTGATGAGATTTCTGGTTTCGCAATGGAAAATACAACTGGACACGATCAAGCAAAAACAGCTGATGCAATCTATGACATGTACCGTGCATCAGTTATGTCTCGTTTCCCAGACTTCGGCAAAGTTATTTTGCTTTCATTCCCTAGATTTAAAAATGATCCTATTCAAAAATTTTATGAGTCTGTAATTGGTGAGAAAGAAACTATTGTAAGAAGCAAACTTCTTAAAATGGATGACGATTTGCCAGACGGAACCGAAGGCAACGAGATAACAGTTGAATGGGAAGAAGACCATATTATTTCCTATCTGTATCCTAAAACATATGCTCTTAAGAGACCAACTTGGGAAGTAAACCCAACTAAAAAAATTGAAGACTTTAAGGTAGACTTTTATAAAAACTCACTTGATGCTTTAGGAAGATTTGCTTGCATGCCACCAGAAATGATTGATGCATTCTTTAAGTCTAGAGAAAAGGTAGAGAAGGCATTTAATAATACTGGATTGGCCGTAGATAGCTTTGGAAGACTTGAAAACTGGTTTATACCTGATCCAGATAAAAGATATTTTATACACGTTGACTTGGCTCAAAAGCATGACCACTGTGCAGTTGCGATGGCACATGTTGATAGGTGGGTAAATGTAAAGGTTACAAATGAATACTCTCAACCAGCGCCAATTATATCTGTAGATGCAGTAAGATACTGGACTCCTACAGCAGATAAATCGGTTGACTTTACAGAGGTAAAAGATTATATTCTTGCGCTAAAGACTAGGGGCTTTAACATATCTGTATGCACATTCGATAGATGGAACTCTCACGATATGATGCAGCAATTAAAGTCTTATGGCATTAACACTGAAATTCTTTCTGTAGCAAAAAAACATTATGACGATATGGCAATGGTTGTTCTTGAAGAAAGGCTACACGGACCACATATCCCACTTTTGATTGATGAGTTGTTGCAGTTAAAGATTATGCGTGATAAGGTTGATCACCCTAGAAAAGGTTCAAAAGACCTTGCTGACGCAGTATGTGGATCTATATTTAATTCAATAAGTAGAACACGGCCAGATAACAACGATCAAATAAATATTCATACCTATGAATCAATGAACTACGATGCAGATTTTGGCAAGCCTGCAGATGGAGAGGTGTCACACTATAATATGATTCGTGCACCAAGAATGCCAGATAATTTAAGAGAAGCAATGGACAGGATGCAAATACTATGAGCGAATACCAAGAGAGAGCAAAGATGTGTAAATGTTGTACAAAGCATGTACCACTACCTACCTCTTTAATAGAATACAACGGCATAATGCTATGCCCAACTACACACTCAAATATTATTGAGTATAAAAGAATATGGGAGTCATTTGGTCAAAGACCTATGGGCAGTATAAGAAAACATTTTTCTGAGTACGTACAACAAATAGTAGAAGGGTCTATTGACAGACCGACTGCATAAAGCTATACTTAGCTACTTAGTGCCAGTAGCTTAGTTGGTTAAAGCCCCGAACTCATAATTCGGTAATCGTAGGTTCAAGTCCTACCTGGCACACTAATGGGGATTAGCTCAGATGGTAGAGCGTCGAACTGTTAATTCGAATGTCGCAGGATCGATGCCTGCATCCCCAGCCATACCTCTGTAGCTCAGCGGAAGAGCAACAGACTTCTAATCTGTTGGTCGCTGGTTCGATTCCAGCCAGGGGTACCATTGACACATTGGTCATCATATTATAAAATTCAACTATGCCTAAAGAACCTAAGATAATGAAAATGGACTGGCGTCCATTAGGATACTGGCCTGTTTATAAAGATGGCAGGCTTGAGTGGGAAAAAGACGAAAAAGCCCTTCTAGCCCAGCGGTAGAGGCAGTGGACTTAAAATCCATACAGCACTGGTTCGAATCCAGTGAGGGGCACGATACTAAGGTTGCGTGGCAGGCAAGTTAGGCTGACTCCCGACGGGGACAACTGGAGGACAACGGGCGATAGTAAATCCTCATGTATCACGATTAATAAGTTAGTCTGCTCGTAGACTTATTAATCACTTGTCGTCTAAGTGTTACGGAAGCACTACCGTCTCCAAAGCGGTAAGCCTAGGTTCGACTCCTAGAGACGGCGCAGGAAACTCTTGTTATCGCAGTCATTGGTTACTGTTTACGGCAAGATGCAGGGGCAACTAGGAGTCTACTGCACCATGTCGTCGGGGCATGCGGTGAAAGTCCTTACAGTGTGGTACTCTATAAACTGACCCGACATTTTTCCCATTCGTCTAATGGCAAGACGGCGGTCTCTGGATCCGCTAATCGAGGTTCGAGTCCTTGGTGGGAAGCACGTTCCTATAGCTCAGTTGGTAGAGCAGCAGACTTTTAATCTGCGGGTCGATGGTTCGAGACCATCTGGGGACACAAATGCTATACTATAGTAATGGAAAATCCTTTAGATAGAGCGCCAGTTACATGCAGGTTGTTATGGAAGCAGTGGCAACAAAATATGCCAAACAGCCCAATGCTTCATTCTGCAAAAGAAAGAATAGCCTCATACACTAAAGGTGACTGGGAAATAATGGTTAAAGAAGCTTATGAGCTTAATGCTTACCTAGCCAACCTAATTCATACAAAGGCAGAGATATCTTCATCAGAAGCTGAAGTAGGTTTTGATATGTTTACTGATCATTATATAAAATGGTTTTTCCCAATAGATGAAGAGTATGTATTGAAATTAGTTTCAGCAACACAGCTTGACAAAAAGTATGCTTTGTTTTTTGAACACCAAGCATCTGGACTTGGCATATACCTGCCTAAGTTATTAAAACAGTATGCGTATAAATTAAGAAAAATATAAGGAGATATAAAATGGCAGCAAAAGGAAGTCTAGAAGCAATCATTGAGGTTGCAAAGAAAGAAATTGGTACAATTGAAGGTCCAAAAGATAACGAAACAAAGTATGGTAAGTGGACGGGTGCAAACTTTCTTCCATGGTGCCAGTCATTTGTTTCATGGTGTGCATTTACTGCAGGCCTAGATCCAAAGAAGTATCCTAAGAGCGCAGCAACAGTAGCAGCGTCTGACTGGTTCAAGAAGAATGAAAGATGGTCTGATGCCCGTAATGATGATCCGCAGGCAGGAGACTGGATTTATTTTGATTTCCCAGATGATGGAGTAAATCGCATTTCACATGTTGGTCTTTGCATTAAGAATAATGGCGATGGAACAATCCAGGTTATTGAAGGAAACACTTCAGGAACTGCTAAGGGAGATCAGCGCAATGGCGGAATGTGCGTAGAAAAAACACGTGGCTACGTAAAAAATAACAAGAAGAAGCTTATCAATGCAGTAGTTGGCTGGGGAAGACCAGTTTATGCTGGAGAAGAAAATGCTCCACTTCTTAACAAATTAGCTGCACCAGCTCCAGCAGCACCAGCAAAGAAGGCTGCTCCTGCAAAGAAAGCACCTGCTAAGAAGGCTAAGTAGTGTACGAGTACTACGTAAGAAAAGTAGAAGGTATAGTCGATGGGGACACAATTGATGTCCTCATCGATCTAGGCTTTGATATACTGTTTGCATCAAGGGTTAGACTGGCTGGGATAGATACTCCAGAATCAAGAACAAAAGATCTTGCTGAAAAAAAGCTTGGTCTTGAGGCTAAAGAGTATTTAAAGTCTAAGCTAAAGGATGCAAAGTCTGTAAAGATAAAGACAGAAAAAATGGATTCTTCTGAGAAGTATGGAAGAATTTTAGGCTGGATATTTGTTGATGACCAGACGACATCAATTAATGAGCAAATGATTAAAGATGGGTATGCTTGGGGCTACTTAGGTGATACAAAAGTTAAAGACTTTGACGCCTTGGCTAAAGCAAGAAAGCTGTCTGGAAAGTAGACAACAAGCATACTTTTTGGTATACTAATATACGGGTCGCCTAACGGGGCCCGTATATTAATTTATTCGCTTAAAAGGGAGAAATAAAATGGTAACACAATTTGCACTGGATCTTTTTAAGGATCCATTTTTTATTGGCTTTAACAAGGAGATTGATCGTTTGACAAACGTGCATCAAACTGCAACACGTCAAACATATCCTCCATACGATGTATTAAAGCTAGACGAGGACACGTATCAAGTGTCAATTGCGGTGGCAGGGTTCACCAAAAACGATATTGATATTTCAGTAGAAGATAATACGCTTATTGTAAAGGGCGATATTGTTGAGGTAACTGATGGAGAGTATCTCCATAAAGGAATTGCATCACGTAAATTCACAAGAACATTTGCTCTTGGTGAGTATATGGAAGTTGCTAGTGCTGAAATTAAAGACGGAATGTTAAATATTCGTGTTGATCGAATTGTTCCTGAAGAAAAGAAGCCTAAGACTATTAAAATTAAATAGAACCACTCCAAGCACTAGTGGCTTTAGGTTTTGACCTAGACTAATGCATAATAATGTCGGACGCTCCCACTTATGTCAATGTGGTTATGCAGACCTGAGCAAGTCTTTAAACTGCTCCTTACAAGAAAGAGAGCTATGGGATACATAAATGAAGACAGAGGTCTTGATGGCAGAAATCATGACACTGCAGCCCTAACAGCAGAATTTACTATTGGTTTGGCAATCGCATCATACAGAGGCCTACCAATGTATTTAGACAATCAAAGAAATAAGCGCTGGATATTTAGTCAGCAGCAAAGTCTAGACGGTAAAAGAATTGCTGTGATTGGGAATGGCCACATAGGTAAAAGAATTCAGGCAATTAAGTCATTTGCACCAAGAGCACAGGTGACTAACTTTTCAAGGACTGGCAGTGAGGGTTCTTTAATTGTAGATAAATTTTTTGAGTCAGTAGAAAAGTTTGATGTAATAATAGTTTTGGCGGATCTAAACGATTCAACACGAGGAATGTTTAATAAAGATGTGTTCTCTAGAATGAAAACTGGATCACTGTTTATTAATATGAGTAAGGGTCCTATTGTAAACACAATGGACTTAGTAGAAGAGTTACACAAAGATAGAATATTTGCTGCAATTGATCAGGTAGATCCTGACCCTCTTCCAGCAGACCACCCACTATGGGATTGCCCTAATCTCATTTTGACACCACATGTAGCAAGTAATGCGAGATAATATGATCATTCAGATAATTGGACTTCCAGGTTCAGGTAAGACACAGTTAGCAAAAGCATTAAAAGAAAGAATTAATGCCATTCACTTAAATGCAGACGAGGTTCGCTCAACAGTAAATTCTGACCTAGGCTTTACTCAAGATGATAGACTTGAGCAGGCAAGAAGAATGGGTGCAATGGCTAGACTTATTGCAGATCAGGGTGTTGCTCCAGTTATCGTTGATTTCGTATGTCCAACAGAAGCTACAAGACACGCCTTTGGCAAGCCAGACATTTTAATATTTATGAACACAATTGAAGAGGGTAGATTTGAAGATACAAACAAGATGTTTGTTCCGCCAGCTGACCCAGACGCTACATTCGATGACCATAAGCTAGATCAAGATCAAAAAGCAACTGTTATAATTCAGTACTTTAAATTACACGACTGGTCAGCACCAACAACATTGATGCTTGGTAGATACCAGCCTTGGCATGAAGGGCATCACGCATTATATGAAGAGGCGGGTAAGAGAACAAAGCAGGTTCTTCTTGGAGTAAGAAATACATATAAGACTAGTGAAAAGGATCCACTTACATTTGATGAGGTAAAGTCCTATATTGCTAAGGATGAATTTATGAACGGGTCAATGGTATTAAGACTACCTAATATCACCAACATTGTTTATGGTCGTGATGTAGGGTATAAGATTGAGCAGATAGATTTGGGGGCAAATATACATGCTATTTCGGCTACTGAGAAGCGCAAAGAACTTGGTATCTAATTTCTTTTTAGAAAACGATTGGGCAGATAAAGAAGCTCAACTTTATTTTGGAGAGGATAAAGATGACAGTAACAAAGGCTAGATCCTTTACAAAAGCTTTAAGCTACAGAATATGGGGAACGCTATCTTCATTTGTAGTGGCTTACATTTTAACAGGTAACGCAACTCTATCAGGCGCAATTGCATTTTGGGAAACTGTTGTTAAAGTATTCATTTACTATGCACATGAGCGTGGTTGGAACAAGATTCAGTGGGGTAGAAAGTAATGCCAGTATATGAGTATAAGTGTGAATGTGATGATAAAGTCGTTCCAGTAACTATGTCTATATCTGAATATCAGCCAAAACAGATTTGTAAAAAATGTGGAGAAGAGATGGGTAGACACTACACTCCAACTGGTATTCAGTTTAAAGGTAATGGCTTTTATAAAACAGACAATCCTAAGTAGTTTAAACTAACATTCTGCTATAATTACTAAGTAAGCAAAAATCTTGCATTACTTAGGAGATACCTAGTTGACTAGAAAGTTACAGTATTTTTTAACCAGCCTTTTTATAATCGGCTGGCTCTTTCTTTTTGGACCTAGCATAGCAAGTGCTGATGAAGTTACAGTTCAAGTAACACCATCAGAGTCTAGTACAGTCACAATATCATTAGATACAACAGTAGTAGCGCAGACATCTGATACAGCTACAGTAATATCAGTAACTCCGACAGCCGTTATTGAGGCAGCACAGACTGCAATAACCCAGGCTGAAACTGCTACGGCAATCATCCAAAATCAAGCAGAAGCCATCACTAATCCTACAGATACAGTCACAGCCACTATCACACAGGCTCAAGGATCTATTATTCAGGCCCAAGCAGCAGTAGATAGTGCTACTGTAGCGTTGTCGCAGGTCGATGGAGCAACTGCAGTTGTTATTGCTGCCCAAGAGGATGTTATTGTTGCAGAGATAGCAGTTGAAGAACAGACAGTAGTTGTAGTAGATAAAACACAGGTAGTTGAGTCAGCAACAGCCGTAGTAAATGAAAACACATCCCCTGGTCTAACCATGACCGTAATTCATAACCCTGGATATAATAACGCACCGCCACTTAATGTTGGAAATGTTGTAAGGGTTGTTACTGATACCAATGGAATTAATGAAAACTTTGATGCTAATGCAAATTTAGTAATGGCAAATGATGATTTTAAAGTAAAGTGGGAAGGCATTTGGACACCAACTCATACTGGAACAACATACCTATACGCACCTGCAGATGATGGAGTGCAGATTTATTTAGATGGCCAACTTATCATTAATGATTGGTATGACAAAGGTGGTGGAGGATCTATTGCAGGAGTAGAGACAACAGCAGGATTAGGAAAAGACTTTACATTATGGTTTTATGAAAATGGCGGAGGAGCCAATGTTGTTTTAATGAAAAACACTGGAGGCGGATGGTCAGTAGTTCCAGGATCTGAATTTAGCACATCCAGTGCTTCAGCGGAGCAGATACAAACGCTTCAAGCTGCACAAACAAATCTTCAAGTTGCACAAGCAACTCTAGACATTCTTGAGTTAGACCTTCTAACAGCAGAAGAAGATTTAATTGAGGCGGAAGAGGATCTTCAAAACGCTCAGGAAGATTTGAATATTGCAATAGAAGCAGTAGGCAATGCAGTTTCTACTATGAACGCAAGTGTAACAGAAGCACAAAGTTTAGTTATGCAAACATTGCAAGCCGAGGAAGCAGAGAGAGCAAGGATTGCTGAAGAAGCAAGACAAGCAGAGTTAGCAAGACAAGCAGCAGTTGCTGCAGAAAATGCAAGAATAGCAGCTCAGCAAGCATATGAAGCGGAGCAGTCTAGGATAGCTGCTGAGGCTGCAGCAGCTAAAGCAGAAGCAGAAGCCAAAGCAGCAGCAGAAGCTGCAGCTAAAGCAGAAGCAGAAGCCAAAGCAGCAGCAGAAGCTGCAGCTAAAGCAGAAGCAGAAGCCAAAGCAGCAGCAGAAGCTGCAGCAAAGGCAGAAGCAGACCGTATAGCCGCAGAAGAAGCCGCTGCTAAAGCAGAAGCAGAAGCAAAAGAAAAAGCAGAAGCTGATGCAAAAGCAGAAGCAGATAGATTAGCAGCAGAGGCTGAGGCAGCAGCGCAAGCAGAAGCGGACGCAAAGGCAGAGGCTGAAGCAAAGGCTCAAGCTGAAAAAGATGCTAAAGCAGAAGCTGATGCAAAAGCAGCAGAGGCAGAAAAAGCAAAGGCAGAAGCAGAAGCCTTAAAGAAAACAGCCGAAGAAGGCAAGCTGACTGAAGCACAAAAAGAAGTTGTTGTAGAGAAATTAATAGAAAGCCTTGCTCCTGGCCAATCTGTTTCAGCAGCAGAAATTAAAGCAGCAGGAGTTTCATATTCAGATCTGCCAGCATCTACACCAGTAGAAGTAAGAACAGATGAGAATGGAAATGCTCTTGTGATTACTGCAGCAGTTGCTGCACAGGTTGAGCTTGTACAAAATCCAGCAGCACTGGCACAAGAATTATTTACTAATCCAGGAGCTGCAATAGCTGCTCTTGGCAGCATAGGTGCAGACATGACTGAAGAAGAAAGAGAAGAGGCAACCGACATGGTTGTTGCAACAGTTGTTGCTGGCGGAGCTGCTATTAACGCAGCAGCAGTTGCTGCAGGAGGAGCAACTGGGGGTAGCACAGGAGGCGGAGGAGGAAGTTCTGGAGGGGGCTCAGGAAGCAACTCACCAGGTTCACGAGGAGGAAGAAGATGGTAAGAATAATAAAGAATATCGTTAAAGATATGATAGACCAAGCATGGACCCTTCTTGGTATGTTTATAGCTTGGGTCGTTCTGGACGGAAGTGCAAAGACTATTGTTGGCTATGGAATTATGGCTACGACTGCTCTTTGGATTATAACAAGCCCGTTTAGAAATAGAGAGGAATAAAAATGGCAAAGAAGAATTTAGAAGAGCCGACACATGTAGGCGGAGGAGCAATTGCTAGCATAAATAATATATTTATGCGTATAGTAGCAGTATTTGCAGCGTCTGGACTATCGGTTATAGGTGCTGGAGCAGTAGTTGGAATTAGCACAGTTAAGGCAGTAATCCTTGCTGGTACTCTTGGCGTCGCCACCGTAGTTGAAAGGCTTGCACGAGGTTTCCTAGATGATGGCAAATTGACTATCGATGAAATTAATAACGCATTTACAGCGGTAGATAAAAAAGCATCCTAAATGGTATAATTATATTATGAATAAGTACTCTATTAAATTAGAGGTCTCAGTAGAAGTAGAGGCCTTCAATCAAGACGATGCACAAGAGTATTTAAATGATATATTTATCACTGATGATGAGATCAAAGCAATAAAGCTGGTTTCAATTAAAGAAAAGAAATAGGTATTGACAACTACTTCGTTTAACATGTATAATTATACAGTCGGTAGGGGCAAAGCTTAATGCTATCTTATAAAGATCAACTTTTTGATCTTAACCCAAAATACCAAACCTGGCTATCAAATAAAGTAGAGCCAATGGTTGAATTCCCAACCCCCTGGATGGAAGACAACGAGTATGTACTTAACTCTAATGGTCTTAGATGTGATGAGTTTACAAAGCTTGATAAGCAAAGCCATATTCTTTTTGCAGGTTGCGAGTACACCCTGCCAATCAATGAAAACCTAAATGATGCTTGGTCTTACAGCCTATATAAATATTTTCTTGGAACAACGGGTACATTCAGAAGCCTATCCTATCCTGGCGCTGATCCACAAAAGATAGTTTCTAATATAATCAAGTACGTTGATTTGTACGGAGCCCCTTCTAAAATATTTATATTGATGCCAGAAATAATTAGGCAGTATGGATATTGGCCAGAGGGCAAAGTGTATAAGCCAAAGATGTATAGACAACTAAAATCTGAAGATGGAGTGGAACACAACGCAATGGCGGAACCAAACAATGTTCCTCTCAATCTTCTTATTTTAAACTATGTTAGAAGCATCAGGATTCTAGAGTCTTTTTGTAAAGCACATAGCATCAATTTACTATGGACAACATGGGATAAAGATACTTCAGATGTATTAAAATCCATAGGCTTTACTTCTTTTTTTGCAGTAGAGTCAGATTTACATATGCAAAAAGATATTTACAACCACTTCATAAACCAAATTAGGAGCAAAAATGAATGAAGATGATCTAAAGGTCTGGTCTTACTACCAGGCATGTTTTGATAAGATAGGGGAATCTGAAGACAATATCATTATTGTTGAGAAGTTTTTAGATGAGGAAGACAGAGTAAAGATCGTAGACTATTTAAATACTCATAGGGACGACCCAGAGTTTTCTGGAGGCAAAAGCCTTAGACATATCGAGGTTCGAGACGAGAACCCAGAAGTAGCCTCTCTTATTAAAAAGTACGAGGCAAAACTTTACGAGGTTGCCAAAAAGAATTTTTCAGACAAATACGATATTAAACTATTTGAAAAGCCATGGAATGAGCTGCACTTTATTAAGTGGAGCCCAACTATGGGATCTGCACTGCATTCAGATTGCCAGTACCCAAATGGCGATCCTTTAATGAAGTCTAATTACTATAAATTAAATATCACAGCACTCATATATCCAAACGATGACTACACTGGTGGGCATATTCAGTTCCCAGACTATGACCTAGACATTAAGCCAGAGGCTGGAGACTTAGTTATGTTCCCAGCAAACAATGCTTATAATCATATAGTCACAGAAGTAGAAGATGGAATTAGATACACAATGCCTATCTGGTGGACATTCGATAATGGTGCTCCAGAAAGACAAATGCATTATAACCCAGAAGACTCAAAGAATTTATGGGTTAATGAGGGTGAAGACACGAGTTATCTAAGGTCATACTAATGCAATACAATCTGGATAATAAGATAATCAAAGATATATTTACTCAGGACCAACTTGATAGAATATATCTTTGGGTAGACCAATGTCCAGATTCACAGATTAAGTTACCAAACAACTATGGTCAAATTGCCTATTATATAGATCAGTTTGATTCTAGAAATACTGAAGCAGAAGATATATTCTTAGCTATTGAAAAAGCCATCAAAGTAGAGTATAATTTAGATATAAAAGCAACTGCTGTTCAGTTTGCAAGATATACTATTGATAGCGGTAATCAGCCTTGGCTTCCGCCACACTACGATAAAGTGTTTAAGAAGCCTATGATTACAGTTGATATACAGATTGGTGGCAATGTAGAGTGGCCAGTTTATGTCAACGGTAATGGCTATCAATTAAAAGACAATGAAGCCTTAGTGTTTTCAGGAACACATCAAATACACTGGAGACCTAAGATAGAGTTACAAAAAGATCAGTATCTAGATATGATTTTTTGTCATATGGAAGATACTCAGGCGGAAGATATAACAGACAGGCATAGAGTTGATATGAAACTCCTATCAACTAAATATTTAAGTGAGTATATGTAATGTTAGTTTTAACTGAAGCTGGAGTAGACATATTTATAAAAAGATTTGACAATAACAA